CCCCAGGATTGGTGCCGTCCTCTTTGATATCGTTATCACCTACAATGTAGACGGTATCGTATCCAGTAAATAACTTAGAAAAGTGTGGCTTCCAAGCCTGCACTCCAGGTACACCCACTGCAGGTAGGTTTATTAAACCTGATACAACTACTGCATCTAACTCACCTTCACATATAACAATGGCAGATGAATCAATAGTTACATCAGCAACATTAAATAGGTGAGCCTTCTGTCCTGTTGGTGCACCATACTTAGGCTTACTATCATCTAACCTGCGAAACTTCACACCTACACACATACCTAACGCAGTCAGATAGGGGATAGAAAGCCAGCCAGTGTGGTGTTCGTGACCATTGATTGGATCGGTGACTAGGCCTAGTGAGAACTGTTGTGCAACATCTTCAGATATCCCACGTCCTTCGAGATACTCCAGAGCCTTTACGTCCAGACTTTTGCTGTAGTGTGTGACCGCTTCCAGCAACGATTTCGATTGCTCTTTTGAGTGCATCCTTAAACTCCAAGTTCTCTATTATCCCGACAACATTTACTGCATTGCCACCCTTCCCACAGGTGTGACAAAAGAATAGATTGTCATAAGTATTAATGACAGCACTACGTCTTTTATCTGGGTGGATGCAGCACCTAACTGATGCTGACCTGCCCTCTCTTACTTCCCCACCATAATGGGTAACTATTAATCCTATGGGGATTGTGTTCGCATCAATGGAACCTTTGAACCTGCCCGCTTTACGTATCCTGGACCAGTCTTGTGTTGGCATACACACCCCTCGTACTCGCACTTATCGTGCCAGTTACCAGCACGTTTGTAATGGGTAAGAGTGTTCTCTTCCCCTGCCTTCATACAATTGTCACAAATCATTTGAACTCCTTCAGTTCAATTACTGGTACACGCCATCCACTGATGGTCATATCTCTATAGTTTTCAGTAGCATACTCTTCAGGATTGCAGTAGCCATAGACTTCAACCTGTGAGTAATAATCTTCATCAAGAATCTTTGTGCCTACTAAGATCTTCCCGTTATCCTTACTCCAGAATGGAATAGAATCACGTGTGCGTACAGTGCGTACCTCATAGTTGTTACCAACATCAGGTAGTTTGGCACGGCGTGGGTGTAGTTCATTGGGATACCACGGTACGTTCCACGCAGTATCAGTCAATGATGCAACAGCCCACTCAGATACGTTGGCCCGCACATTGGCAAGAAGTTCGTGCTCTAGGTAGCCGTTCTTCTTACCTTCTGCATAGTTAGGTCTGTCTATTGAACCATACTTAGCGAGCCAACGCTCTGTTGCTAACAAGGTACAGACTCGTACCTCATCCTTGCTCAGTTGAACTATCATCTACTTCTTCTGGTACAACTTCTGGTACTAGTATCTCTGTCGTTGTTATTTCTCCACCTGGTACTGGCATTATTGTTTCTCCTTTAGCCATTGAGTTAAGTCTTGGATTACCCAAGCCTGGTCTATTGATGCGTTGCGACGCTTAACTACAACATAAGACATAGGTACTTCCCCAATACCTCGTGCCTTTGCATAGTTAAGCGCCTCAACTTGCGCTTCTCTCCAGAACTCAGGCAGGGAAAGGGTCTGCCTGTTCTTGAGTTCAAGGATGTAGGTTTGTCCCGATATGATAACAACCATATCTCCTTCATCCTTTGCCCCAGCCTTAGTCAAACGTTCTGCCGTAGCACCCGCATTGCGGAGCCACTTCATTACATCTGTCTCAAACTGAGAACCTTTACGTCCGTTCTTGTTAGCCATTACAACTCCACCGTGATGTAGAAGGGTCCAACATCAACACTGATAAAGTATTTATTAATTACAAAACCCAATGCTATCTGCTTACTAATACCAACAGATAGCCAGATCTTTCCAATGCTTTTCTCTTTATGCATTAACGCACCGCCTGCATATTAGAGTTCAAGTATGCCCTGCCTTGTGCATCCTGGTCTCCTATCTGACACGCTGCGAAGTTAACAAATAGTGTAGCCCATTTAGAAGCATCTGCTGTGTGTGGGCCAAAGCGATTCTTCACTGCAGCCACACGCAACATACCCTGTAATGGGTCATAGCCTAGTGTAAGTATAAGAGCAGGTAACTGACTGACCTTACCGTGTATAGCACGGCGTGGAGGTGGCATTATCGGTGACCCATACTCTGATTGTTCTGATACGTGATGGAGTACTAAGACACAAGCCTCTGTCTTGCGTGCCATATCGTGCAGTTCCATCATAATTGCACGTAATCCTGCCCATTCATTGTCCGTTTCGGCTGCAACATTCATTAAGTTATCAATGATAATTAACTCAGGTGCTATACCAAAGAGTTCAACGTAGGCTTTAATTTCTAATTCAATGTCATCAAGTGATGGACTTGAATCAAAGACCCATTGTATGTGCGACATTTTATTTAGGTGGTCAGCGTAGAAGTCATCTTTATATTCCATATTGGATTCAACTGTTAACTGTGTATGCCCTGAGATCTGTGCTGCTGAACGCATCAAGACTGTAGCAGTGTCAGTATCGGCTGAAAAGAAAAGTGTTGGTACCTTTGCCCTGATTGCATAGACAAGAGCAAACATACTCTTACCAGCATTCGGTGCAGCAGCAACCATACATACTTGCCCTCGTCTAAACTTGATGGACTCACCAGCAAGGCCAGTCCATACATCAGGCAGAGGCACAGCCTTGATAGTGCTGGTGCTCAGTGCCCGCTTTAGATTAAGCAACTTCCCCATCCCCTCCAAGATTTATTCTGCGATCTCTTCTTACACTCAGACGTTCACGTGGGGCTAGTCCACCCCATATACCAAATGCTTCTTTGTGGATTCCCCACTCAGCGCATTCAATTCTATGAGAACATCCTTTGCAAATTGATTTTGCGTACTGACCATCAATGTAACTTACTGCTCCCTCTTCTCTTTCAGGGAACCAGAAGTCACCACCTATCTGTGCACATAACGGGTTCTCGTACTCACGAGGTTCCCGCATTTAATTATTTAAGAAAGATAGGCTCGCACTTATCTACCGCACCCTTTGGTGCAGGACACATCCACGCTCTCCAAGGTCCACGTGCTGAGGTTCCAGCACGGAAAACCATAGTGCCGTGCTTACAGGTAGGTGCCTGTCCTTCAACAACTACAGGAGCAGGTGCTGCAGGTGCATTGAATTGTTGTGCCACTGATTCAACTGTTGGTGCTGATGCTGCTGGTAATGAACGTAGTGATCCATTGACAGAATTAATCAATGAAGATAAGTCCTGAACACTAGCCAGTAATGTTTCTAGTTCACCTTGATTATCAGCATAAACATTTACAAGGATGCCATCCTTGCCATAGTTAACTTGTATCTTTGTTGTTGCATTTGCAGCCATTTATTTTCCTCCAGTTTGTTTGATTGATAGCCGTTGTGATTCACTGCCAAACTTCTTAGGCACAAACCCAATAAGTTTTTCTACTTCTTCACTGTCAACACTTTCACGACCTCGTACTGTTGTCCAACTAACTTCAATACCAGAGTGTGTAGTACCCAGTAACCCTTCAAAAGAAGCCTTCAAAGAATCCTGGTGCTTCTCTAACTCCTTGATTTGTCCTGCTAATTGTAGATACATCAAAGCATTTTTGTCAATGTCTGCATCATCAATGACTACATCAGTCACTGGTGTATGTTCTTTTTTTATACCAACGCATCCCATCTCACCTGATGCATCGTAGAACTTACAATAGAACTTGCAATAACTAGAGTCGCGTTCTGGATCTGGTGCCTCTGGTGCACTCTTGATTGCTTCCAACCAATTCAATGCTTGCATTGCAACACTCTCATCGTAATCTTCTGTATGCACCTTGATGTCTCGCTCATCACCATCACGTGCAATAGCAACTAAAGACACACGCTTTACATCGTGACCATTCTTAGCCAGTAGATAACCGTATGTCTGTACCTGCCACCGTTGTTGTGTTGATGGGAAGTATAAAAGGTTGCGTACCTTGCTTGTCTTCCAGTCAATGACATCACCAGTGGCTGGTACATAGCAGTCAATGTGTGACTTCATACCGTTGTATTCAACTTCTGTTTCAATCATTACATCTGGGTTATCTGCTAACGCTTTCTCAATCTCTGCGTGGATAGCAGTTCCCATAATGGCAGCAAGTTTCATCTCGTTCTCATTAGTTTCAGGCTGGTCATTTAATCTATACCAAACCTTGCGACGACAGCCACCTAACTCTGATGGTCCTATCTGTATCTGTGTAGAACGTGAACGCTTAGCATCGCCTGCTTTAAGAGCAGTCAGTAGTAGTTCTTTCGGATTAGTAACACTCACTTCTTGTACTTCCAATCTACCCATAAATCAAATGCCCTGGCAATTAATATCCCAACTAATAAACCTGCTAAGAATGCGCTCATACTCTGTGTGCTCCAGCCTTCTGTGCTTGGTCGTATAATAAGAAAGCAAGTCTACAAGCCTTCCAACCCTGCTCAAACCAGTAGTGTGCTGCGTATTCACCTGTTGCCATAATTTCCTTGAACTCTGGTTCTACATAATTAAATGTATTGAACTCCATTAGAACTCTTCCCCGCATTCTACGCAGATGCAAATGGCAGAAGGCCCATCACAAAACCATACGTGGCCCCATATAAAACACCGTAGTTTCTTAAATAGTTTTTTCATCTAAAACCTTTCTTGGACCACTAACTGTAAGGGCTTATTAGTGTTAGAGTCAAGGACTGAAGCAATCTCTACGGCTCTACGGGCGTGTCTCTTTGAATAGGCTAGGTCCATATCAGGTTTGACAATTGAATACAGGTAGCCAAGAGCAAGTTGGCCCCCAGAACCAATGCCATACGCTCCGTGATTTGCTTGGAAAAAAGAGAGATCACAAGCAATACGAAAGATATTACCGTTAAAAGCAATGAGATAATCGAAGCCACCATCTTTGTCCACCTTGTTGTAGTCGTAGTTGTTATCGGTAAATGCTTGAATAATACTGGGTATAATCTTACGTCCCATAAACTGCGCTGGCTCTTCACCTTTATACAAAGGTGGCTTCCAGTTATAGGAAAGGATATCACCTGGCCTAGTATCACCTGAAAGCC